CACTTAGCTAGAATGCTTGCCATATATTACTATTTATACAAGTAATTGTTTTCAAAACCACAAAAGTCCCCTTTACTTTAGGTGAAAGAGGGAAAGACCTTAAGTGTTTATTCAGTCAAGAACTCTGGATCGCCAGGGGCCGCTTGAAGAATTGTAAACTTCTTAGGTTGAAGTTCTTCTGGTACCTCTTTTTCGAGATACACCGAGAGAATACCATCAGTAATACTAACGTGTTCTACTCTAATGTGCTCAGCAAGATCAAATTGTTTCTTGAACTTACGTGTAGCAATACCCTTATGGATATATTCTTTATCGCCATTGAGCGATACATTGTCACCTTCAATCGTAAGGATACTCTTTTCGAGTGTTACATCAAGGTCTTTGTCTTTAAAACCAGCAACAGCTAGTGCTATTTCAAAACTCGTATCACTGTGCTTCACTACATTGTGAGGCGGATAAGTCGAGTTGTTTGATTGAGTGCTTTCAAGTCTATCAAAGATAGAATCAAAACCAATTGTCCACGAACGTGGGATTGTGTATTGTGTCATTTATTGTTCCTCCTATTAGGCAGGGTTATGTTGTTGTGAGACCCCGAGGGCATCTCATTTAAAGTAACAGCGTGTTACCTTAAAAGTTTATTTACACGAACGCAATTTGTCTGTCTGTGCCGTTAGGGAGTGTGAGATACAAATCACCTGTGGCGTTTACCCATAACTGGCACTTACCTGATTTATCAGTGTCTGCTGCTGTGATCTGGTTTATATATACAGAACCTTTAACATCAAGATTATCAACGAATGCTGTATCCGCTGCATCGGTTGTGATGCCCGTGCCTCCTAAAATCACAGAGCGATCATGCCCAGTCTGAATTGTGTTAGTCTGTCCCCCCACTGTAGCGGCATGTACTGCGTGTTGGATTTCTATATATTCACCACCTAAGATAATAGAATGTTTTGCGTCTGAAATATTTTCGTAAAGGTCTTCTGGGTTTGGAGCAACTCCATCCAGTGTTCCTATAGTGCTATTTGCTGCTCCTACAGCAGAAGTATATTTAGAAAATAATTTAAGGTTTGTTGATCCTAAGGCCTCCGATTCAATACCAATTACGCTTTGACCGTAGCCTCCGATTGTAGAACTATCGTTGCCAGTGATTACATTCTCACGCCCTCCATAACTTACCGAGCGATTTCCGCTTACTACGTTTTGAATGCCTCCAATAGCACAAGCTTGGTTGCCGGTTGCTGAGTTGCTCAATGCTGGATTGTTTGGATGCGATGTTGCAATTCTCCCTACACTAATATCGTTTAGGGTGGTTGCTCCCGCGGCGGTAACCGAATCTAGATTTATACCTAGATTGTCACGGCCTGCTGCTTTGTCATCGCTCTGTAAGAAATTGTCGATATCTGTTTTTACTATAAAGTCTGGCATAATTATTATGGTTTAATGTATATTGATGTTGTGTCTGGTCTATGATATATAGATACTCCATCTGGTTGAATGTAATTATCTAAATTCGGATATGCGTCAGCTGCCCAAAATGTTTTATTTATTTCATTCGGAAAAGAATCTTGTGTTGGGTGTAGAAGTGTATGTCTACAATTAACATAGATTTCCTCACCTCTAACGTTCAGCCGAATACCATTTGTGCTAGTCGCCCACAGCGCAGTTTCTGCCCCACCTGGGTCAAGTGGAGCGTCGTCATATTGCCAGTATGGATTATTAGGTATATTTTGCCAAGCCATGTATATATGTTATTTATATCGAATTGAAATTACAGATTTAGTTTATTTCCATTTAGGTCCGAAGTAACGCACTGCATAGCACATCATTTTTGCTTTAGTTCTTCCAACTCCACATGCCCGCATTGCTTCATAGAAAATATCAGCTGCTTCTCTAGAGGTATATAAACACTTATCGCTATGACCTTGTACACATAGAATATCGTGTACGACCGCTGCAGGTAGATATGTGTCAAATGGTGGAAAGGCTGACCAGAATACCTTAGGCACACTCGCTCCATCACTCTCAAACCCCTTAGGAACAGTGATAGAATCACCTGACTTTGTATAGAATACCAAATCTTCTAATAGCGTAACTGTACGAATGAATTTGTTACCATTAAAGTAACCTGAAATTGTTGCTTCTAGATCTGTCTTGAAATACGCTTTCATCTATGAACTCCTAACGTTTCCAATAGAATATTTTGATTCTAACTGCCACTCACGTTTGTCGCGATGAGAAATGATCTTGATATGTCGAAGAGTTGTCTTTTCTTCAGCCTTACTCAGATCGACAATAGTCAGAAGTCCCCAATCAGATAATAGAGTAGTGATTGAATTGCGGCGAGCTACATCGTCTAGAGTAAAGTTTGAAGGCTTTCCATCTAACATGAATAACTCCTTAAAGTGAACAATGAAATACCTTCCTTGTTTATGAAGTATATGACAACTCTGATATAGTGTGTTGTGCTCTTTCTTCGAAGAGATACCGATTCGCGTCAGTGTTTCTTTAATTTTAAGGAAGTCATCAGGCTCGTCGAGAGATATCTCTAACATGTCGGCCGGAGTCCAGGAAACCAGTTCTTGTTCAATCATAGTTGCAATATTATAAGTTACATCGTAAAGATAGTATTTATAACATTACAGATTTTGACTCTACATTCCTCCTTTATCTAAAGAGCTTCTTAGTTTCTTTAATGCAGTTGGAGTAAACAAACTATAGACCTGTTCAGCTTTCTCATAAGAATAGTTATACGCTTCTTGAATTAGTTTAATGTCAGCAGGATCTTTTGCTTTCTTTGCCCATTTTGTAAAGCGTTTGCGAGGGCGGATGGTAGTCCTTAGAAAATCGTATTGCATTTTCGCAGGAAGACTATGCCGCATATTCATTTCATTCGCGAATAGAATAGTATCATTGAACTGCGACAGCCCACGGTTTACAATAAATGGCACATACTGCTTACATGGAGAATCGACACTTAACGCAACTTCGCTATCATCAGCTTTACAATCCTTTAGAAGGCTTGGGCTAGAAGTGTTGATACTCTTTAGAAAGTCAAATGGTGTTAGTTTGTCGGCCATAGTTTTTCAAAGTAATAGTGAACGAATGTCATAACAAACGAAATAAAAATACCGAACGCTGTAACGTGCCAATCACCAAACCAAATTCTACCCATAAGCGAGCATAGTACAATCGACAATATGCGCCAAGCGATTATTTTTGTTGTTATTTCCATGTTGATGATGCCATGATTTCAGTTAAGCATGCAACGATATTCAATTCTCTGTCACTTACAAATGCTGCTTTATATTGATAGTCAGCGAGAATAATGATGATGCTTGGGATCGATTGGCCTTCAGCATAATCATATAACGAGTCATAGATCTTTCTAAATATGACAGCTGAATCAACATCCGAATTATTCGTAACCCAATTTCGCATACTCTTAAAGTCTTTAGTCTTTAGGTGGGCAATAAGTTGAGCAACGCTTTGATCAGACATATCAACTAGAATATCTGGAGTGATCTCTCCTGCAGCCGAGTATCGTTGGCACTCATTCAATACACGTCTCCAATCTGGAGCATAGCGCATAATAAGTTCAGCAATTACTTTATCGTTATACGTAATGCCTTCAGTCTTTAGAATATCTTGAAGTCGTTTCATAAACAGCGCAGCGAGACCAGCTAACTGTTTCTTATTCGTGTTGAATTCAATTACAGAACAACGAGAATGAAGTGGTTCGATAATACGATTCTTGAAATTGCATGTAAGAATGAATCTGCAATTCGAACTAAACTCCTCGATAAAACCACGAAGTGCTGGTTGTGTTGACTGCGCGTTAAGATAATCAGCTTCGTCAAGAATAACTACTTTGTACTTTCCACCATGTAAAGACACGGACGAAGCAAACTGTTTGATCTTAGAACGAAGAACATCGATTCCACTTTCCTCAGATGAATTGATAAGTAAGTATTCGAGATCCAATTCATGACATAGCGCACGTGCGACAGTCGTCTTACCTAACCCTGCAGTTCCTGACAATAACATATTATGCAGTTCGCCATGCTTTACAATATCAGTGAATGTTGCCTTTAACGATGCTGGAAGAATACATTCGTCAATTGTTTTTGGGCGGTGGCGCTCGACCCAGAGAAATTCGTTTTCATTTTTATTCATAATATATTATACCAAATGTATGTAAGTAAGTAAACCCTTTTGTACTACGCTAAAAGATCCCTCTGTAATTAAGACAGAGGGATCTTGTATTAATAACCTATAGCGTATTATGCTTCAGCCTCATCAGAGTCAGCTGGTGCTTCTTCTTCAGCCGCTTCTTCTGGTTTATGGAATTCAAGGAATGCGGATACACGATCTCGAAGTTGACCTACCGACGACAATTCTTCGCCGCGAAATCCTCCGCGAGTTGTGCATACATCAATTACTTGAAGCATAGCTGCAAAATCAGCTAGACTGATTGCTGGTTCATTTTGTGTTTCTGGGAGAACTTGCTCCTCTGTGGTTGTTTCTTCACTCATATATGATATTATTATTTGGTTGTGGATGTCTTTTCGAGAGCGATCCAATATTTCACTGAAGTGTTATTTATACACTCCCAGTTCGAAATTAGTTTAGAACTTACTGCTACTTTATAATCGCCTGGAATAAGCTTAAGGTTGGCAATAAGGAATTGATAATCGTATGCATCATCAGAACTAGCGCTACACACTTTATGCGAATAGACATTAGCTGATGAGTTGTTAGGATCCTTTACTTGTAGATATACGGCGTCGTCTCCATGTTCAGTTGTGATTGATACAACTGGATGATTCAGTGCACTACCTGCTCGACGGATTTGTGCGATGTCGTCTGCTGTGAGATTGACTTCGACATCTGTTGGTGGCATATTCACTTCCTTTTCTGGAGAAGTCAAAATGCTAGTGTCAGCATATCGATATGTGAGCGTTGCATTGTTTGATTTAATGCTAACAGCACTATCTCCGAATTCGAATTCTGGATCTTCAATCAACGAGAGTGCTGAGAGGAATTCATTCAAATCATAGATGCCAACCTTCTTCGGAAAGGTTTCTGAAACATTCACTGCAGCCATGATGTTGTTGGCGTCAGCGATTGTTGATAGCTTGCTACCTTCGCAGATAACAAGATTCGGGTTAATTGCCGAAAAGTTCTTCAGCACCTCTAACGTTTCTTTACTAATTTTCATAATATATATTATATCTTATTTTTGGTGTTTTGTAAATAACTAAATTCAAGAATGAACATCATACAACAAATAGCATGTGCTGAGTGATGAATGCCTGTCTCATCGTCGTGTGTTTCTCCTCTTTGAATAGCCCACATGTGTCGTTGAGCTGCAGCAAAATACCGTTCATTGAGATTATCGAGTTCGAGCCAATTGTTTCTATCGTACTTTTGTGCTCCATAGGTTAGTACATTCGCGACATCGTCAAGCGCGCGTGGAGGTATTAGACTATAGTCTGGTTTGTTGTTGTCGTATTTTATTCCGTTGCTCATATTTTAAAATGGTGCCTATCTCTCCAACCACGAAGAGATAGGACTTTGTTCGTTATGACATGCGATCTCCACCGCAAATTGTTAAAATGGTGCGTCTTCTGGTATAATTTCGCCCTCGATCACGATCTCTCCGTCTTCAGTGAGTTGGCTCTCGTCAATCTTGGTATAGAGATCTAAGAACGCTGTTCGCGTTTCGTCGTCGAAGCGGCTGATGCACTTGTTGATTGACTTCATTCGATCTTCGAAGATCGAGTAGCACTTTGAGATGTGGCATAAACGGCGGGTGGAAATTACTTCATCGACACCATCAGCCTCAAACGTTTTGCGAATTACATTCGACCACGCGATTAGCTTATCGGTGAATTCCTCGTCTTCGACACCGAATTTTGACATGTGAGCTGAAACAATCTTCTTCTCAATTGTTGGCTGAGGGAATGGCTGATCAACTACACACACGAATCGTTCGAGGAATGCATCATCGATAATAGATGCTGCAGTGAATCGACCATCGTCTGATCCACGACCTTTAGTATTCGCGGTTGCAATGACGTTGAATCCATCAGCAGGTCGAACCACTTCTCCAGTTTTCTTAAGGAGAATTGGATTGCCTTCGAGCACACCCTGAAGACACATGATCTTGTTGGTGGAACGATCGATCTCGTCAATCAAGAGGATGCAACCTCGTTCCATTGCCTTTACGACTGGACCTTTTTGGAAAACGGTTTCTCCATCAATAAGGCGGAAGCCACCAATTAGGTCGTCCTCATCAGTTTCTGGAGAGATTTGAACTCGTACGAATTCGCGTTTGGCTTTCGCACAGGCTTGTTCAACCATCATGGTTTTGCCGTTGCCTGAGAGGCCAGAAATATATGTTGGAAAGAACATGCCAGACTTGATAATCTTCATGATGTCGTTATACTCTCCCCACTTGATGTATGTAGGATCTACTGTAGGTACATACACCTCGTCACTTGAGACAGATGATACGCCGCGTAGAGCTACTTTGTTCTCAATGATGCTGCTCGCGATTGGAGCTTGGATTGGAGCTTGGATTGGAACAGCGTCAACTGAGTATACACCGCGTTTTACACGATGGAGCGTATTTAGTGCTTTAAAAATATCCCTGTCTTCCATGCCAGCATTTTGGCCGATGGTGAGGATTTCTTGGCGAGTAAAAGAGGTCTTACCGGTCCCCTTGAGCGTTTCTGTGAGTTTTTCTTTTGTCATAATCTTTAGTGGTTGGTTATAGATCTATTATACCATATTTGAGGTATATTGTAAATGGTTTTATGTTCTTGGCTATCAGTAACTTGTGTAATTTGATATAAAGGCTGCTCGAAAATTGAGAAATTAGGCAATTGTTTCAGCAAACTTTGTCATGATAATGCGGTTTTGGCGATTCTTGATATTGTGTTTCGCGAATTCACGAGCTAACTTGGATTGTTCACCGCGGTTGTCAGATAGAGATTTGTCAGTATTTGGCTTATAGGCGAACTCCTCATCTTTGATCTTGATATCTGAATTGAGAAGGAAGTACGAATCATAACCAAAGCAGTTGAGTGCATTGAAGAAGCCATCCTTACCATATTGCTTTAACCACTTGCTGGTGGTTTCGCTGTAGTGCAGTGCTTTTGCAGATGAGAATGCCATAGCTCGAAGGTGTTTTACAGCTGTTGCTTTACGTGAGGGTAAGTACCATCCAATAGTTGTTGCTCCAGTGATATCGCCTAACATCTTGGTGAATACTGGTGTTTGTCCATTTCGTGGAAGACTATATTGCTTTCCTCCAACAATTGTTGTAAATGATGGTGCGCAATAACGAACATTAGCAGGGAAGCACGAGTGCGATTCACCATCAGTGAGGAAAATCACATTTGTCTTTTGGACACCATGCTTTTTGTTGAACTTCTTTACCACGTGGTGTGCTGCTATAAGTGCAGCGTCTAATGGTGTACCGCCGAGGTGTTCGAACGATGATAGACCATGTTGAGAGAATGAGCCGACATTTGAGAAGGAGATCTGATTGACTACTTGATCAAACGCTATTTTGTATTCGGCTTTTGACATATCGCTCGAGAACAAGTTAGCGAGAACTAGATTCTTCATATCAAATTCATATTCAGACTGTCCTATATCCTTGTTGTCAAGAGAGTAGTTAGAAGTGAATGAATAGACTTCGAATGGAATACCAACCTTCTTGCAAAAGTGTACCAAATTGAGTGTATGCTCAAGGACGTCTCTGAGTACGTGACTCATTGAGCCAGAGTAGTCAATAAAGAAGATCATTCCGTGGCTTTTAGCATCTGCCAACTTCATCGTTGTTTGGAAGATTTGATCATCGTACTTGTACTTGTGCAAGTTGTTGACATCCAAAGATCCACGTCGAGATTCTTGTGCTCTTGAGTATTGGTATGAAGCCTTACGACGTTCGAACTCGCGGACGAGAACTCCAACTTTCTTATTAAGATTCTTCTTAAATTCGATTGAGCGAGTCGCGACCAATTCTAAATATTCTTGATCATACGATTCAGGATCTCCGCTTGTGTCTGATCGTTGTGAAAGCACCGACTTATATGGGATGATGTGCTTTTCGACAGTGGTCTTTGTAGGCCATAGACAAATTGCTGGAGTACGATTGCGACCGTACATATCAGTTTCTTGTTCTTCAATCGCATTTTCATCAAAAGACTTCATAGTCTCAGATTGATTAGTGAGATCGATATCCTCACCGTTTGAGTCAGATTTCTCAGATGCACCTTCACTTGCTGACGGTGCTGCTGAATCAGGTTCTTGATTAGACGGTGCTGTTTCAGTTTCTTCAGTAGAGCCATCGTCTTCTAATGCATCGATAACATCTTGAGTAAAAGATTCTTCGCCATCGTCTTCAACATTATCAGCGCCAAAGTCGTCTGAGGACTCGTTTGGTGACTCGTCCATTGGAGCGTCTTCAGTAGTTTCGTCGCTATCACCTTTAGATTGTTCTTCTTCAGTTGATTGCTCGTCTTCGTCTTGAGGTTGTTCCTCTTTCTTCTGATCATTCATGAACTTCTTCACTTCGTGATAGAGCTTAACAACATCGTCAAAGGTTTCGGCTTGAAGGCAGCGATTAAAAATGTCTTCCTCAATAGCGTTAAGAGGAACATCAACAAATGGTCCGACTTTAGCACGAAGATTTAAGCGATCTAAGAATGATAGTGCTGCAATATCCTTATCAGCGGTGCCGAAGAAGTCGGCTTCAACAAGTTGCTTATATGCACCATTGAAAATACGAGGCATACCAGCATATTTCATCTTGATTAGACGCTCGATACGAATGTCTTCGATGATGTTTAGAATATCGAAATTGCCACGACCTTCTACAGCAATGAACTTTTCAAATTCTACGTGGTCTGTATAAAGAGCATGTGAAACTTCGTGGCCTACAAGCATGTCATATACAACCTTACCTTTGTCTTTCCAAACTGGAAGGCCAAGCACACGATTCTTAACGTCGAAGTATGCGGTTGATAAGGACTTGCTGTGAGTGACAGTAATGTTCTCAGTAGCCAATAGCTTGGCCAAGGAGGACTGGTTCTGAAGGTCGAGTATTTTTTCCATAACTTATTTGATTCTAGATCTATTATACTATATTTGAGCACATATGTACACAAATCTATATACCTGAATATCAATCACTTATGCACTTTGACCTGTAGACCGTGCAAAAATTGTAAAATTAGGGCAAATCTAGAGCCCTTGACGCCTGGAGAATGATAGAATCAAAGGTACCATACCTTACATTGAAGCCATATTCGGCTTTAAACGCTGGCGCGAGGGTTTTCTTGAAATAGGATTCGAAGATCTGGCTATCTAACTGCTGTGGATCATCTTTCGCGCGCGTGCTCGCGAGCGCGATTATATTATTAGCAACATCTTTTTTGTAGTTATCCATCTTTCTTGACTTGGCTGAAGTTGTTTACCTTCTCGAATTCGATCTTACGAGGGAACTTTCCATCGAGAACATCCTTCTTGTGAGATATGATAAAGACATTTGAGTCTTTCTTAAGGCTATATAGAATCTTAAGGAGGTTGTCTACTCCATCGACATCGAGAGACGAGTCGAATGTTTCATCAAGAATCAAGAGATTCGTGTTAGTAGAATTCTTTAGTTTAGCAATATGTCTCCATGCAAAGAGTAATGCCAAATCGATTCGCGACTTTTCACCTTCTGAGAAAGAAGCATAACTAAACTCATCACGGTGGCGAGATCTAATCGTTTCGTTAAATGACTCGTCTAAATCAAACTTTACGAAGAAGTCAAGAATGTTGAGATACTTATTGATTAGATTATTCATTATCGGAAGATACTGACGAATGATCTTAGTCTTAATTCCAGTATCTTTTAACAGTTCACCAATAGCATCGTAATATGAACGAGTCTCGAGATGTTTAGACTTACTATCAAGTGTATCGCTATAGTGTGTCTTTCGAGTATCAAGTTCAAGAGCAGCTGCAGCAGTATCAGTAAGCTCGTCTGTTATATCGTTCTCCTTTTGAAGATCGGTGATTTGTACTTGTAGATTGCCTATGAGCCTTTGATTCGAACTAATATCAGATTGTATGCTTTGTACTTCAGAATGATTAGCTCGAATAACACTAAGCTTTTCTGAGGCATCTGCGATATTGATATCTAATTCCTTTAGTCCTTTACTTAGATCTTTCGCTGTGACAGCAGCTTCAGCGTGTTTATGCTCTTTTAGCTCTGATGATATATTCTGCTCACATGTTGGGCATGAGTTATTTGTTTCATAAAATCTTGCGTGCTTTACAACATCGCTAATCTTTGAATTGATTTGGATCTTATACTCTGTCAGCTTATCTAGTTTAGATTGAGCCTTCTCTAGTTTAGATATCAGTGGACGAAGTTGTTCTGTATAACTATCATTCAACGATGCATTACGTTTTTCAAGTAGTTCGATCTCCGACTGGAGAGAATCGATCTTCTTCGACGCCTTTGTTGAACGTTGGATATCAATATTCTGAAGATCACTAATATGTTTAGATTGTAATGTGATCTGTTCTTTAATGATATTCAATTGATTATCAGTATCGAGAAGATCACTCTTTAGTTTAGAGAAACGCTCTTTAGTGAGCATATTCATTTTTGTAAAGATGCCAATGTCTAATAGATCTTCGATCACACTACGACGTTGATACGATGGAAGCTGCATAAAGGGAATGAAGTTTCCCGATCCTAATACAACTACTTGGTGAAACGATCGATGGTTCAGTTTGAGAATGTTCATCTCTAGCACCTTCTGATAATCACGTGAGTGAGACTCTTGATTGAGCATCACATCGTTATGATAGATCTCAAAGATGTTTGGCTTCATACCACGAATTACACGATACCTGTTTGAACCAAGAGAGAACTTAACTTCTACTAGCAACTGCTTATTATTAATGCTGTTGACTAACTGCGGCCGATTAATGTTTCGGTGTGGTTTTCCAAACAAAGCATACGAGATAGCATCAAGCATTGTAGATTTGCCAGCACCATTTGCACCTACTACTAGAGTGGCACTATCCTTATTCAACTCAATGACTGTTGGCTTATCGCCAGTTGATAGGAAGTTTTTATATGATATAGATTCAAAGAGTAACATTATATAGATTCAAGCTGTTGTGCTTCGACGAATAATTCTTGTAGCATGGTTTTTAGTTTATCAGAGTCGAGATCTGTTTCTATAGAGTCAACATAGGTATTAAGCAATGTCGGTGTATCGGTTGTTGATATATCGTCATCATTAACATTTTCACCAGTGTATTCTTCGAATGTTTCAACGATTTTTACTTCGAAGGGTTCATACGATTGAAGGCGATCAATAAACTTGTCAAACTCATATAGGTCTTTTTTAGATACTACTACAACTTTAACATAAGATCCTCTAATCTCATCACGCGTAATAGCCTCTGTCTCTGTACCATTATATCTTATTCTGCGAAAAAGTAAATACTTATTTCTCACTGGAGTCAACTCACGTGTATCAGTGTCTAATACGTGGAAGTACTTAGGATCACCAGCATCAGACCACGTCAATTCCATCTGTGTACCAAGGTAGTGTATGTTGCCTTGTGTCGATT